ATTAGAGAAAAATCACAATACAGATTATTTTATACTAATCTTAGTGCAGCAGCATCAGGACAAGAAGGAATAATAGGAACTTTAAGACAAAATGGATTTGAATGGTCTCAAACAAAAGGACTAGAAGTAACAGAAATAGGTTCTGGATTTAATTCAAATGGTGTAGAAAAATACTATCATGGTAATAATACAGGTTATGTATATGTACATGATTCAGGAGATGACTTTGATGGTACTGCAATTTTAGCAAGATACTCTACACCTGATTATGATTATGGAGATTTAGGAACTTTAAAAACTTTACATTATGTTAGAATATCTGCAAGTGCTGAAGGTATTGTAGAGCCAGATGTACAAGTTAAGTTTGAGTATGGTAATACAAGTATACCTCAACCTACAGCTTTATTTGATTTAGGAACAATAAATCCACCTTCAAAATTTAATAGTGCTGTATTTGGCACAAATTCATTCGGAGGAGTTTCTTCTCCAATGATAAGAGTTCCATTACAAGGGAGTGGGACAAGTAACAATTTTACTGTGATTTCAAATGATACGAAATCACCATATAAAATTAATGGTTTATATGTAGATTATATACCTTCAGGTAGGAGATAAAATAATGGCAAGTTATATTAGGCAAAGTACATTTAGTGATGGAGATACCATTACTGCTGCACTATTTAATAATGAATTTAATCAATTAGTAAACGCATTTAATGTAAGTTCAGGACATACTCACGATGGTAGTACAACCGGTGATGGTGGTCCTATCTCAAATTTATTTAGCAATGCTTTAGTGTTTGGTACAAATGCTGAAAGTGATATTGCTATTACATTTAATGCTGCATCTAATGATGGTGTATTAACATGGAAAGAAGATGAAGATTACTTTGAGTTTTCAGATGATTTATTAATTGCTACAACAGAAAAAATACAATTTAGAGATACAGCTATATATATTAATTCTAGTGCTGATGGGCAGTTAGATTTAGTAGCTGATACAGAAATACAAATAGCAGCGACTACAATAGATATGAATGGTGCTGCAGATATTTCTGGTAACTTAGCAGTAGGTGGAAATCTTACAGTTACAGGTAATGCTACAATATCAGGTAATTTAACATTTGGTGATGCAGCTTCAGATACTGTAGCATTTAGTGCAGATGTTGCTTCTAACTTATTACCAAGTGCTGATAATACTTATGACTTAGGTGCTTCAGGTTCTGAATGGAAAGACTTATATGTTGATGGAGTTGCTTATGTAGATGCAATTAACTTTAACGGCACTGCAATTACATCAACTGCTGCTGAACTAAACATATTAGATGGAGTGACATCCACAGCAGCCGAGTTAAACATTTTAGATGGCGTAACAGCTACAACTGCAGAACTAAACATAATGGATGGTGTTACATCAACTGCAGCAGAATTAAATATTTTAGATGGTGTTACAAGTACAGCAGCAGAACTTAATATCCTTGATGGTGTTACAAGTACTGCAGCAGAGTTAAACATCTTAGA